TGAAAGTGTTGTAGCGTTGGTAAATGAAACTGTGTTAGCATTTGTAATAGCTCCTGTAGAACCATTAACAAAAGTAACAGATGGTATTGAAGCAAACCCTGTTCCTGTAATGCTTATTGTTGTAGCAGTAGCAGGTGCAATCGTTTGTGATACATCAGCTACAGTTGGTTTTGTTTCAGCAGCATCAACCCAAGTTAATTGGTTTGTAGAATTACCATTTGTAGCAAGTACCTGTCCATTTGTACCAACATTTTGAGGTAAAATTAAATTATAAGATTGTCCAGCAGAATGAGGTGGTGCTTGAATAGATACACCATGACTGTTTTGAGAACAGTTTAAAGTTAGCTTGGCATCAGCACTAGAGCCATCACCTTTAATCTTTAATACTGGATTCTCTATCGTACTGGTAGTTCCAGATACTATATTTCCAAGATTCCTTGCTTTAGACATTATTTAATTTTCCTTTATTATTTTGAATTTTGTAGGCTAGATATTTCTACCTAGCCTTTAAGTTTATAAAACTATTGTGTTAGCTTCATCTTCAGTTAATGCTTCTCCTGCAATTAACTTTGTTTTTGCACTAGCTCTTATTTCTTCAAGAGTAGGTTTAGCATCTTCAATAGCTTGTAATTCTGCCATTTTAGCTTCTGCGTCTGCTTGTGAAACTGTAGGCGAACCATCAAACCAACTTATTTTAGAATAGTCTGTATATGGCTCTACATTTTCAAATTGACATTCAGGATTAATAGCTAAAATTGCATCATTTAAGTTTACTATTTTATCACTCATATTTATCTCCTATTAATTACTTGCATTATTAGTCATTGTTGTATTACTGCCATCTAGTTCCCAAACAATGCAAGTATTTTGAGATGCGTATTGTTTACTGCTAGTATTATGAGCAGAACGACCAAAATAAAAAGTTGCACCATGTGCTTGGTTCATTAATTGATAAGTAAAACCAGAAGTCGTATTTGGTGCATCATAAATTTGAAATGTTTTCAATGGAGTAGCATTTGTGTGTCTGCCATAAACCATAGAACCAGTATCTCCATAATCAGTATCATTTGCTAAAAGAGAATTACTTAATCCAACATCAGTATCACTTCCATTATCGGCTCTTCTATGAATTTTAAAGAAATGGTGGTCATCATTTGCATAACCAGAAACAGTCCATTGAATTACAAATTTACTACTTGTACTTAATGGCACTATTCTTTCTGAGTTATAATTATTTATTTGTCTCCAAGAACTTGAAGCACCAGAGATTGTCGATCCACCAAACCATGCTTTTGTAAAAACTCTTAAAACTGTTCCACCACCAACACTTTCCCAAACTGGATTTTGTCCAGAGCCTTTGGTAACTAAAGCATGACCAGAAGTTCCTGCACCAAGTCTTTGAAGACCAGAGCCATCTCTGTAAAGTATATCGCCTTGTGTTGTTAAAGTTGTTCCGACATCTGTACCATTTGTTCCATTAGTACCTGCCGAACTCATAATATTCCAATAAGCTGTCGCATTACCTACTGGTTGATTTGTGTGTGCTTGAATACAAACATAACTAGAGCCACCAGATGAAACTACATCATCTACTGCATAAGCTGTGCTGTTACTGTAAGCACCTTTCCAGTTAAATTTGATAGCACCTAGATTTACTGTTGCCATATTTGTTTCCTTATATTGTTGCTATTAATTCGCCATTACTAATACTAAAGGTAAAACCACTAGCACTAAATAAGACATCATCAAAAGTGGCGAAAGTTGAACTTGAGATATTGTCTGCACCCTGATTAGTCGTTGTTATAATTAACTGACCATCTGAATTTTTACTAAAACCATAAACTTCTGCTGAACTTGCATTTCCATATTCTAAACCATTTCCACCAGAATTAACTTTGATTACTTGTCCTGCTGATCCAATTGAACTTAAACCTGTACCACCTCTAGCTGTTGCTAAAGTTCCTGCTGTAATATTTGCAGCATTAATTGCAGCTACATTAAATGTACCATAAGCAACTATAGAAATTATATCCCCTGCTGTAGCACCACTAGCCAAAACTACCGAAGTTCCAGATGTTACTGTTACATCAGTTGCATTAACCAACTTAGCTCCATTCAAATAAATATCTATAAATCCTGCGTCATACGCAAGTGTGTTTCCATTATCATCAGATCCTGTAAAAGTAGTTTGTCCACCAGAAGCTGTGTATTTAAACCTTGCTGCTGTTCCATTTACTGTAGATCCTGCTGCTGCCCAACCTGATGATTTATAAACTTTTAATTCGTTTGCTGTAGTATCAAAATAAAGATCCCCAACATCAAGTGATGATCCTGGAGCTGAACTTGCTACTCTGTATCTTTCAGCAAAACTATTAACTCCAGTAATGTTTGCAGCTGTTGTATTAACATTTGCAATTGATCCACCTGTTAAATTTACATTCCCTATAGAACCACCCACAAGACCTATATTAGTATTTGCTGCTGCAACTGTTCCAATTGTGTTTGATCCACTTAGGTTAGAAGCTACTGTACCAATATTTGTATTTGCATTTGCAACTGTCGTTACATTTCCTGAAATTCCAGAAACTGTATTTATATTTGTAGCATTTGAATTTACAGCACTTACTGCACTTGAAATATTATTAACTCCAGTTATTGCACCTGAGATTGCTGCTACTGAACTTACCTCTGTAGCTTTTGGAACTAATCTATGAAAATTGTATGTGTGTTGTGTGGTTGTAGATTCAACTAAGATACCAAAACCTGCTGCTAAAGTAGCTCCATTACCACAATTATTTAAAGTAACTGTTGATCCACCAACTGTTCCATTTGAAATAGAAACTACACCAGAGCTATTTGCAGTATGAGAACTTGCAAGTGCTTGAACACTAACAATAGTTCCTACACCATCATTGACATCTGGATTTGTATTTGGAAAACTTGTTTCGTTTGCAATTGGTACAAAACCACCTACATCATCTACAAGATCAGTAACTCTTGCATCTATAGCACCAGTTGTAGCAATAAAATTATCGTTACTTGTCCAAGATTGACCAGAGTTAATTAATTCAGATGTATCTTTATTTAAAAATCTAGTGTCTGCTGCTGATGTTGTATAAAAAGTAGTATCGTTTGGTGTATGAGCTGCTTGTTCTGAATTTGTAACTATAGCTGCATCTGCTATTTTACCAATTGTTACAGCATCATCTGCTATCTTTGCAGTAGTTACATTACTGTCTGCGATCTTAGCAGTTGTAATATTTGAGTTTGCAATATGAGCTGTATCAATACTACCATCTACATAATGTTCTGAATCTATACTGTTATCTGCAATCTTAGTTCCATTTATTGCATCTGCATTTATCTTAGCAGTAGTGATTGCGTTGTCTGGAATTTTTGCAGTTGTAACATTATTATCTAAAATTTTTGCAGTTGTAATAGCATTGTCAGCTATCTTAGTTGTAGTAACTGCATTAGCATTGATCTTAGCTTCTGTAATTGCATTTGCATTTATTTGTGCAGCTTGAACTGCATTGTCTGCAATTTTTGCATTTGTAACTGCATCATCTGCAATCTTTGCAGTAGTGATTGAGTCGTTAGTTAAATTACCTGCACTAATAACATCTGTTGGTATTGAGTTACCTGTTTTAGTTAAGATAGCTAAATAAATTGTTAATGTTTCATTTTGTAATGTACCACTATCTAAAGTTACATTTACTGTTGTGTTTGAAGAAAAAGATGAACTTGATATTGTTCCATAAACAGTTCCTGTGCTAGATCCTATAATTTTAACTCTACGACCTGCATGATAAAATGCAGTTACATTTACGCCATTTATTGTAAATGAACTTGCACTTGCATAAGCACTTGTAAAAGCTGCATCACCATCACCATAAATTACCCATTGTGCATCATTATACCACTCTCTAGTATTTTTCATTAATGCTCTAATTGCATTATTCAAATCACTAGGTAACATTCCCTCTGCTGTATTTATTCCATTTAAAGATGTGTTACTTGATTGTGTAGTTGAGTAATCTTTAATTCCTGCCATTTATTTGCTCCTAATTCATAAACCAACTAAAAGCTTTATCGCTTTCAGCATTGTTCTTGTTAATTAATGTATTCACAGCTTCCTCAACTTGTCTTTGAAAAAACTCTTGTGTTTCAATTGAATATCTAATGTTATCTATATCTATTTTATCTGACATTATCTTTCCCCACCTTGACTAGCTTTTAAATCTATTCCTTGTGCATGGTTCCAAACAGTTCCTGCTGGTATTTTTACATTAGCTCTAAAATATCTACCTGATTGTCTTACAGGACTTATGCCTGATGTATTTGATGTGCTTGATGAAGAAGTTGTAATTAAGTCTGCTAATTTATCTCTAGTTTTAACTGTAACATTTGCAGTAGCATCAACAATTGGTCTGATACCTGTAATATTAGCTCTTAAACCTGGAAATATTTCTTGTTCTCTTGTTTCAATTTCAGCTTCTAAATTGGTTCCTGAAAAAATTGCTGCTTTAAAATTTTCATCAATAGCACCTAATCTTAAATGTCCAGCAGTCCAATAAGGTGTATCTAATGAAATATTAATTTCATCTAAGTTTTCAGATATTAAATCCATTAACTCAACTGTGTTAAAACTTACAAACTGTTCAAAAATTTGTGATGCTTTAACATTAGCAATTGACCATTTTTGAGTTACATAATTATAAATAAGTAATCTATCGCAAATCCCTGTAGTATTTCCTGGATTGTTTTTACTTGGATATAACCATATCGCTAAAGTATTAAATGGATCTACTGCTGCTGTAATTCTATCACTAAATGCTTTGTTTAAATCAAGATCAAAAAATCTATTTACTTTCTCAGCTCCTATCGGCAACACTTGGTCGCCATTGATTTGAAAAAATCCATCA